AAATTCGAATTCTGCTTCTGCTTGAGCTTTTCTATCAGCAGGATTAGCTAAAGCTCTAATAGCTTTTACTAAGCTGAATCTTTTTACTTCTTCTTTAGTCATGCCGATTTCAGAAGGAGTTTCTAAAGGAGTATTGTTAGAAATATTATCTAGTAATACACCTCTAAATTCTTCTACTGAGATACCATCAGCAATAGCTTTATCAGCTAAATCTCTTTTGTTGTGTCTAACTGCTAAGTCAATAATCTCTTTTGAGTTTCTTTTGAACTCAGCTTTAGCTTCTTCAACAGATTGAGCTTTAACTTCATCGATATTAATTTTATCGTTTTCCATTGTTTTTACCTCAATTTTATTATGTTGTTTATCTTTAGAACGACCAACTCCAACAAGCCTACTTTGGTCAGCAGGAACAGACACACTAGATACTTCCATAGGTGTCCATTGAGCCTTGTAATAGACTTTATCTTTGTTACTCATTCTGTTTAGTTTATCAATTCTGTAACCGACAGAAATATTCATTCTAATTCCATCTTTTACATCTTCAAAAACTTCACGAGCTAAAGCAGATTTACCAAATCTAACTACAGCAGTTGTCCTTTTTGCTGTCTCATCAAGTTTAAATTCTTCTACCACACCTATTTGTTTTTCCATGTCATGGTCTAACAATAATGGTGCTCTTCCTGACCCTATAAACTCCATGTTTATATCGTCAGCAGAATGTCCTAACACTTCCATGCCAAAACTTCTTTCAACTGGTTCTTCAGAAGAAACACCAACTCTAACTCTTCTATTTTCCTCATCTATGTATTCAGATTTAGATAAATCAATAGTTCTATACTTCATTGGCATATCTACTACTTTTCTATCTTCTTCTTCATCATGGTAAGGTCTTTGAGAGTCAGTAGCTTCCATTTCTACTGCTTCACCTTCTTGTTCAACATCCTCATGCTTCTCAAATTCAACAATAACAGTATTGTCTGTTTCAGTAACATTGAGGATATGTCTATTTTCTTTATTTTCCATAGATTTCTCCTCTTTATTCTTTGTGGATAAAGGATGTTTTTCTGATTCTTGCGAATCAAAACTTTTTTCATTTTTCATTTGTTCTACTAATCTTCTTGACCAAGAAAAACCTGCATCGCCACCCCATAATGCCCATGCGATTCTTCCATTTGAAGGGTAGCCATCTTCACCTGCACTAAACCCTTCAGCTTGTTTATCAACTTCATGTCTGCTAAAAAAACTATACATCCTTTTAACAGTATCATCTGATAAATTTTCACCAGCTACAATTTGTCTTGCTCTTACAGCACCTACTCTAGTACCGCCACGACCAAATTCTTCTCGCCAGTCTAAACCCTTTTGAGCTTCTACTCTCATACCTTCGTTTGGTCTAGGCATCTTCTTCTTGCTCTCCACCAGCAATATTAGCTTCTACTGGTAATTTCTGACCAAATGGTTGATAAGCTAATTCAATACCATATTGTTTAGCTAATTCTATTTCTTTTTGATGTTGCTCAAATAGTTCCTCTGTATCTCTACCATAAGCTGCACTAATATCTGAATAGGTAATAGTTCCATTTTGTAATCCCAAAACATTTGATTGCATTTCTTTTAAAGGGTCAATCCAAGCAAAACTCCTTGGTATATAGTTGATTGCATTTGCAAACTTATCAAATTTACTTATTGGTAAGTTTATATATCCTGAAGAAATAGCCATTTCCAACCATGCTTTAAATATAGGGTTTACAAAATGTTCTATAACAAATTGTTGATATAGTTGATACATGCTTCTATCTTCTAAAGCACCTTGTCTTATTGAAGAATAATTTACAGATGTTAAGTCATTTGATAAAGCATGGTAAGAAATATTTAATCCTGATGCGATACTTCTAAGTACACTTGTTGTAAATGGTTCAAATGCTGATGTTGGATGTGTTGGGTCAAATGCTTTAAAGTCCATACCTTCAGGTAATTGCTCAAAGACACCAGCTTGTGCGTTCATTGATGGCGAAAAAGTATCTTCATATTCACCATCACCCACATATCCATCACCATCAGGACTTGTAAAGAATCCCATTTTAGATGCACCAACTCTTGCTGCTACTATTTCAGCTTCTAAATAACCATTTAACATTTTTACATTAGCCATAGCAGTTGCAACTAAAGAAACACCTCTTGTTTGTTCTGCTCTTGTTGGCATATATGCATGTATTATTTCACTTGCTGGTACTCTTATGTGTTGATTATGTGATGCATATGTTCTTTCATATGGGTGTTCTTTATAAAGGTGATATGCAACTGGTTTATCATTCTTATCAACCTCAACACCCATTTTAATTTTGTTGCCAGTTGCTTTATAAATATCGTTTTTATTTTCGTCTAAATGGTCTGCTTCTAAAAACTGTAATTGAAAACCAAATGGTGAATCACTATTTTTCACTTTTCTTATTAATACTTCGCCATCCCTTGCTAATGATTCAATAAATATCTTTTGACAGTCTAAAAATGACATTCTTTCATTGGTCGTGCAATTTCCTAACTGACACCATTCTTTCCAAGCTCTTTCAATAAGTATGTTTGCACCTATATCTAATGTGCCATTTTCATTTCTTGCTTTAGAAGATACTCTGATACCATGCTTTCCAATAACATTAGATACCATTAGGTTTAAATATCTTGCAATATAGCTATCATTTCTTGCTAATTCTCTAGCTCTATCTCTGAGAACTCTTATATTTTCTTTTATTTCTGCATCAGCAGAAGTTGAAGATGTTATAAAGTCTGCAAATAATCTACCTGTATTTGCACCAGCATAGCTTCTTCTATATGCTTTTCGCTTTTTTTGTTTTGGAGTATCTCCACCAAATATTCTGTTATACCATGCCATTATGCGTTTTTACCAAAATTGACTTTAATAGTATTACCTGAACCTCTACCATTTTTAATTCTTGCTTGTTTTACTTCTTTTAAGTATTCAGCTTTATATCTTGCTCTAAATGTTAACAAATCATCAATAGACATTCTTGATAATGACCTACCAGCTATAGACATAGATGATTGGTCAATGTTTGCTCTATTTTCAATAACAGCTTCAATAGCATCAAGCACAATCTTTGCATGACTTCTTACTGAAGTGCTTGTAGTAGCGTAATTGTCTTGTATTTCTACAAAACCTTCTGACAATTTGATTCTAGCTGAATCAGATGACCTAGTTATGTAAGAAACCCAATTATAATTACCTTTTGTATAAGATGTAGTGTCAGAAACCTCAATTAAGTATTCATCATTGGATTCTGTAGCATTTAAAGTAAAGTTAGATGCAGTTGAGCCATCAACCAAGTTAAATTCATAGCTTAATGCATAAGATGCTGTTGGATAATCTGTTGATAAGTTGTCTTTTTTCCAAGCCCAATAGTCTCCTAGCTGTAATTCAGTAGGTACTTCTGTAGGGTAATTAGCTGAATCAAATAAGTTGCTCAAGTATATACCTCATAAAAATTAGATTAATCTAACTTTTACATTATGATTCATAGCCTAAAAGTCAATATTTGCTAGTCAATTATTTCCAATTTGTAGCAAAATTACCTCTATTTATAGATATTTTGCCAGTTTTTTTAGGTTTTTCTCTTGGTTTTGTGTCTTGGTTGATAATTTTTGCTTCAACAACATCAAAATTAGGGTTGAGTATATAAATAGCAGCAAAGTTATAAACAAGGGTATCTAGTGCTTCATTTCTTGGTCTTATTTGTTTCCAAACTAAGGATTTTTTACCTCTTACAAACTTTGTTACTCTTTTTTCTGCTGTTAGCTGTTTGAAGTATTCCTCATCTAAGTCTAAACAAAAATGTAAGGTAGAATCTTCAGGTTCACAAGATAATCTAGCAAATATAGCTTCTTTTGCTGAATCTGTACCAACACCATATAGTACAGCTTTGTTTTTTCCTACAAATGTAGGTCTATTAGCTATTGGTTTACCAGCTTGTGACAAACCTTTGATTGCAAATATTCTTCTTGATTGTCTTGGCTTAGTAAAATGATAAACCATATTAGTATGATGACCACCTGAGTCAATAGTACAACAAGATATAGGTATCATTCTTTCTGATTCAGTTTTAAATCGCTTTTTTAAATATGCATCTAAATCTGACCAAACATTTTGTGCATTAGGGTCACCCCAAAATATCTTATAGTCTATAACCCATGCTTCATATTGTTTACCCCATCCAACAGTTTGCACTTCAATCCTGTCTTTTTGCACATCGCAACCAGCAGTAATAATTAATACATCTTCAGGTATTGTTGTATGGTCATAATTTAACCTTCTTTCTAGTAATGATTCGTATTCAACTGCATCACCTTGTTCTTCCCATGATTCACCAAGAGCAGTATTAATCCAAGTCTTTAGCATTTCAGGTTGTTTTTTAGCTTCAAGAAAGTTTTTAGCCATATCTGACCACTTAGACCAAACAGAATAAAGCTCTGATATATGAAATCCTGCTGTATTAGAGGATTCTGCTGTTGGAGTCCATCTTCCATGTTTTAACATCCATTGTTTTTTAGATTCATCTATTACAGAACCACAATCTTCACATGCATATGATGCTGTTTCAGGTTTATCATCATCCCAAACTACATTCTTCCATTTAAGAACTTGATAATGGTTACATTCAGGACATGGCACTTCGTAATATCTTTTATCTGATTCTTCAAATGCTGTTTCTATAGCGGAAAGTCCTTTTATGGTTGGTGTAGAGCATAAGAATATTTTTCTATTGCTAAATGTTTTAGTTCTAGCTATTGCTAGAGATACTGGACTACCTTCAGCACCAGCAGATGCTTCATATCTATCAACTTCATCCATAAGCAATATTCTTATTGGTCTTGATGCTAACCCTGATGCGGAGTTAGAGCCAACAATAGATATATGACCACCAGCAAACTTTTTGTGCATAGTTGTATTGCCACTATCCCTACTTCTTGCATCTTTTACACAATCTCTAATCTTATCTGTATCTCTAATCATAGCTGCTAATCTATCTTTACTAAAAGACTGACCCATTTGTAATGTTGGTTGCACACACATCATTGGTGAAGGGTCTTGGTCTATATAGTAGCCAATAGCATTTAATAGGATTTCAGTTTTACCGACTTGTGAACTTGTCATTACAACTATTCTTTCTATGTTAGGTTCATTGAAAGCATCCATGATTTCTTTTTGATATGGTGCTCTTGATGTTCGCCATTGACCAGCTTCAGCAGATGATTCAGGTGACAATCTCCTGTAGGTATCCGCCCAATCGCTAATCTTCAGTTTTGGCGGTGGTGTCCACGTCTGATTCGTCTGTTGAATCAGTTTTTCTATATTTTTGAGGTATTCCATCTTCTGCTAATTCACTTAGTGCTTCATGCACTTGTTCTTTTATTAATTCTTCTACTTCAGAATATTTATCTAAGGTTAAAACTTGATGTGCTATTCGTGAAGGTAGTCCTAATAACTTTGCTCTAGCGTTAGATACATAATCAACCCATGTATCAGCTACTAATTGTGCTGGTATTAAGCTCTTTTCTAACTCTTCTACTTCTAGTTCTGCTTTTCTAGCTTGTGCAGCAGTAAGTTTGGTTTTTTCTTCTGCAATATCGCCAGTTCCAGTCCTTTTGTTATATCCACCTAGCTTTCTAAGGTAAGAAATGTATGCAATCCTACAAACATCAGTATTTAGCGGACTTCTACCTTTTTTTGAGGGTAGTATTCCATCTCTAATGAGTTCTGATACTCTTTTGACCGATAAGTCCAAATGGTCTGCAATATCTCTTTGTGTAGCCATACAATGCGTTATTTACCTAATTCTATTTTGACTGTCGCTAAAAAAATACTAAACTGTCCAATTACC